CCGTCACGGTCGGCGCGGGCCTTCAGGTCATCGCCGGGCACGAAGAACGTCGGCTTGATGGTGATCTGTCCATCGGGGTGCTTCCACGCCGCCACCACCGCCGCCAAGTCGCCGGACAGCGCCATGTCCACGCCCAGCCAGCAGGGCAGGGCTTCGAGGTCGGCGAGATCATCGTCGAAGCAGCGGGCGTCGTAGGTGTCGAGGTCGAAGAGCGGATCACGGCTGTTCGCCATCCAGACGTTGAGGTTGAACTGCTGAAAGGCGTAGGCGTCGGCGGGACGGCCTTCGGCCTCCTTCGCCAGGGTGCGCAGCCCGTCGAGGCTGGGAAAGCCGTGGCGCAGGCCGGGGTTCACCTTCTGCCAGACGGCCTCGTCCTGCCAGTCGTCGCCCTCCTCCGGGGCGAAGAGGATCGGCAGGAAGGCCGGGTTGTCGATCTCGCCCAGGGCGACGCGCCGGGCGTAGTCGAACTGTTCGGCGGCGACACTCTCGGCACCGCGCCCCGCCGTGGTCGCGATGATGGTCAAACTGTCCTGCACCTTGGCTGTGCCGGACTTCAGGGCTTCCCAGAGGTCGCGCCCGCGCCACGCATGCAGCTCATCAACCAGCGTGAAGGCCGGGGTGCGCCCGTGCTGCGCGCCGCCGTCCGACGAGATCGCGCAAAGGGTCACGTCTTCCGACTTCAGGACGATCTTCTTCGCGCTGTTGTGCGCGTCATAGATGCGGGTGGCCGCCACCAGCCGCCTGTCGGCGCGGATGATGTTCGCCGCCTCCCGGAAGCCGATCCCGGCTTGCTCGCGGTCGCAGGCGGCGAAGATCACCTGCCCGGCGGGCACCCGCTCGGGGCCAATGGTGTGCAGCAGCGCCAGCGCGGCGGCGAGGCTGGTCTTGCGGTTGCCCCTCGGAACCAGCAACAACACCGTCTTCACGACGCGGCTGCCATCCGGATGGCGCGGGCCATAGATGCGCCTGACGATCCGCTCCTGCCACGGGAAGATCTGGAACGCCCGGCCCGGCGCGGTGCTGGCCGGGTGCTTCAGCAGGCGCAGGAAGCGCACCGCGCGCTCGCCATGGCCCAGCGGGTCGGGAATGTCCGATCCGTCGTAGATCCACGCGGGGTAGGTCGAGCGCGCCGACATGGGTCAGGTGATCGCCAGCGGGTTGTCGTCGTCATCGTCGCCGGTGGCGTTGCTGCCGATCCGCGCCCGGCTGGTCGGGGTCAGGCCATATTCGGCGGCGAGCTGGCGCGCGGTCTGCATGTAGCGGATTTGCAGCCCGCCCAGCTTCAGGTCCGGCACCGGCATGGCGTTGATGATCTCAGCGATCTGTCGCGCGGCACCAGCGGCAGAACAGTAGTTCTCGATGCCCGCCAGATCGGCGCGGGTGATGATCTGCCGGGCGATCAGCTGGGGCATGATGCGCTTCCATTCCGCCTTCGCCTGCGAGCTGAGATAGGCCGGGGCGGGCGGTGCCTTGGTCAGGGCCTCGCTGTCGCTGGTAAGGGCGGGCTTGACGCCCCGGTGGTGAATGCTCACGACGCCACCGCCCGGAGCTTCCAGCCCCTGCGCCTGCCGATCTCGGCGATCTGCTTGATGTTGTAGACGCGGCCCGCGTGGGTGATCCTGTCGCCGGTGGTGATCGGGGCAGGGTGCCAGCGCACCACGAAGATCAAGGTCTCGGCCTCGGTCTCGCCGAAGCCGGTCGCAACCTCGTCGGCGTTCTGTTCCCGGACCTCGGCGCGCACCGTCATCAGCGGCTGCCAGACGGTCGAGACGTGGCCGGAGGGGGCGACGATCTCGGTCGAGCGCTCGACGGTGATCTTGCGGTCGAGGGCACCGGCGCGCATCAGGCTTTCCATTGCAACACCCCTTCGATCTGCATCACGCCGTGGTCGTAGGCCCGATCCGGCTGCGGATCGCGGAGCCAGAGGATCGACGGCTTCGACCACTCGACGATCAGCGCCCCATCCGTTGCGGGCGGGTCGATCAGGGCAGCCAGACAGGCCGCGCCGATCTGCCGGGCGGTGCCTGCGTCTTCCAGCGCCCAGACATTTTTTTGTTGCCCGCCGGAGGCGCGGCCCAGGTATTGCACCTGATCTCCGCGAAGGATCACGCAGGGCATCCGATCAGGTCGGACAGGTCCGGTCCGCACGCTGTCGGCGGGCACCAACGCCAGCAGCTCGGGCGAGGCGATCAGCGCCGCCCGGACAGCGGTCTGAAGGACGAGGGTCGGCTCAAGCATTGCCCCGGCCCCCTGCCTTCTTGATTGCCGCCCCAATCGCCCGCGCGATCCGGCGTTCGATCCTGGCCTTCGCGATGCGCCATGCCGGGCGCATGAAAGGCTGCGCCTCCTGCGTCACCGTGCCGAACTCCTGCAAGTGGCCGTGGCGCACCTCGGGGTTGCCGACAGTCACCAGAGCCTGCGCCTCGGAGGCCGTGCGCCGCCCGCCGCCGGAGGCATAAGCGGGTGTCGTCTCGCCGGGGCCGGTGACGGCGATAGAGTCGCGCAGGTCGCCGTCATCGACAGGAACGAGGGCGCGCATCTTGTCGGCGAGGTCTTCCGCCGATTTCATGAGGGCCGGGCGCAGCTCTGCGACGATCTCGGAGGGGATGGCTTTCAACCGCGCTTCGAGCGCGCGGGACTGATCACGCAGGGACACGGCCCGTCACCGCGTCGCGGTGCCCCTGTAGCAGCTCATAGACGCCGAACGGCACCGGGGCTGTGGCGAGTCCGAAGCTCGCGGCCTCGCGCTGCTCATACCAATAGGCGGCGAGCTGAAGCGCGGCTTCGGTCAGGTCAGCCGGGGCATCCTCCGGGAAGGGCTGTCCGATGTGCTTGGCGATCCACGCCTCGGCAGCCGCCAGCTTATGAGCGAGCAGGGCCTCGTCGAGGTCGTGGTCGAGATTCAGTTGCGCCTTCAACAGCGCGGTAGACGTATGCGCGGCCATGGCGCTGCTCCATATGTTATAACATAACACAATGTAGCATGCTGATTCGGGCAGGAAAAGTTATATTCGAGCTGTCTTGCAGAGCGGTCCCCCCGCCGGTCTCAAAGCAGAGGCGAAGTCGCGCCATACCCCCCCCTAGCCCAGTGTCGTGGCCAGAGACCACTATCCACTAGATGGGCACGGGAGCGATGACTCTGGTCAGTTCTGCGGCAGGGTTACTATCGCACCGACTTCATCTTGGATTTCGACGGGAAATCCCCTGAATGAGGTTGGGATAGACCAGCGGTCCCGCTGCAACCGGCGGTCGAGCGCTATGACAATGCGTTCCCCTGCTTCATCACGCCAAGCGAACACGGTGGCCCTGCTCCGTGGCAGGGCCAAGTCCCGCGCAAGCGCCCTTGCAGCGTGAAGTGCCGAAGATGTTGATTCAGACATGGTGGCCTGTCACGATACTCACTCCCAGCTTCTGCATCACGTCGGGCAGTGGTAGGATGAACGAATAGTTTCGTTGTTCGTTCCCCGCGAATACTAGCCCGACCGCAACTGGATTGCCAGCGGCATCTTCGGAGACGACGAGTGACCCTGAGTCACCCGGGCGAGAAAACGGCAGACCGTGATCGCCCGCCACGATAAATATGGTTTCAAACCAGACATTCTTTTTGATACCATACTCGCTGACAGTATAAGATACCGGCATCGGGCTCGCTGCTTGTGCAACTATTACGCCGGTAGTCAGTCCCGTTGTTCGGCCATACTTCTTTACACGAAAACCGGGGTCCGGCATTCCGACCGCTGCAGGTGTATCATAAGCGTTCCCCTGATAAGAGGAGACCCGTGCGGGGTCAGTGAGGCTAAAAATGCTCACGTCGCAGTTTTCAGATATATTTATATTCTCGGGAATGCCATCGTTGATAGGCAGGAGTCGACTATGACGCCCAATGGTGAACGGATCGCATGCCGTTTCCGTGGCATCCGCCGGTCCAGGAGCCAGTATCGGTAAGCCCGGCATTGCATGATTGCAGGCACCTGCAACATGATTGTTTGTCATGCCATAAAGTTGCCCGCCGGCGTCTCTTACGATTAGCCCAAAAGTTCCAGCGCCAATGCAGTGGGCTGGAAAGATCGAAGAGCCACAAGTATATCTATTGTTTCTCAAGTTAAACGGGTTGGGCTGCTGGGGTTGAGGCGGATTGCCTCTAACTTGAGCGATCCCACCTTGCGCATACTCGACTTTGAAATCTCCGAAGGCAAATGGAAGAACTTTTTCATCACCTTTTGAGACTTTATTGTGAGTGAAAATCACGACTTTCTTTTCACCCTCAGAAAAACCAACTAAATTAATTGATCGCTTCCGAAGAACTTCTTCAGTGGCTTGGGCATGGAACTGATTAGGACCGACTTGAAATTGAGCATCTTCTTCCTCAATGCCTTCGTCTAGAGGCACCCTGTCAAAGAGGTTCTTATGTTTAGCCCACCCGAGAATTTTCTCTGCCAGGTCCTTCGCGGACTTCGGCTTTAGGCCATTCAACTCGTTCATATCGTTCATGCTCTGCCTATCAGGATTCGCGTCCGCCTTGCATCAGGAACATCATCACACGAACCCTCATACTTCAAGGCAGATGACTTCCGGGCAATCTATCGCTGGTGGAACGCTTCGGCCGTGATGTCAAGCTGTGTCACTAGACGCCCCTGTGCTGCTCTGCGTCTAGATACTTTACCCGCAAAGGCGCGCTTACCCGCGCTCAGGCGTCCATTTCGGATCGGCTGCGCGCTCGTCGGAAGCACGATCTGGCCCGCACTGGCTCAGTCACCGCGCGCTCGGGCGTCCATTTGGGGTCAGCGATACGGTTCCACAGAACATTTTTCGCGATCCCGGTGTTCTTCGACCATTCCTCGAAGGTTGCAGTGCGCCCGAACGCGGTGAACGTCTTCGCGCGCGGGCTATCTGCGTCTATCAACTCCTCCGGGCTGGGGGCCTCGGCGATCAACTTGGTCAGCCGCTCCCGCGTTGCCTGCGGATCGACGCCCGCCAGATGGCACACGTCGTTGAAGTCACGGTTTGGCTTGGTGAGGTAAATCCGCGCATGTCTGATTTCCCTCAACCGGCCTCCCTTGCAGGAACTGGACGTTGTCGAAACGCCCTTGAGCGCATCCTGTATCGCCAGCCATAGGACTTCGCGCCAGAGATCTTGCTCGCCGGACATGATCAGGTCAGCGGGTGATCCGCCGTGACCACGGCAGTGCCGTTGCCCTTCAGCCAGAGTCGTTCCTTGTCCGACAACATCAGGGACACGGTCTTCCCCGCACGGACGACATGACCATAGGTGAGGGTCGGAATGTCTACGGTCTCGGTGATGATCCAGAGCGCTTCGTCGGCGCAGGTGAAGGACGCATCGCCGTAGCCGGAGGCATAGGCCTTCCACAGGGGCGTCAGGTCGTGTTGCTGTGTCGTAGACATGGGCTTTCCTTAGCTGGTTGCGCGCTCGACGCGCTGCTTGTGTCGGTTGTGGCAGGGGGTGCAAAGTGACTGCCAGTTGGAGCGATCCCAGAAGAGGGCCTTGTCGCCCCGGTGCGGGATGATGTGATCGACCACGGTCGCCGGGGCGCTGCATAGGGTGCAGCAGGGGTGCCGGGCGAGGTGGTCGGCGCGGGCTGCCCGCCACTCGCCGCCGTAGCCCCGCTGCGTCGCCGTCGGGCGCTTGGCGTCGTGCCGGGCGTTGCGGGCTCGGGTGCTGGCGATCTGGCAGGCGCAGCGGGTGCCATGGGGCACGACGCGGCCACAGGAACAGAGGCGGGGCGGGCGGCTCACTGCAAAGACCGAAGTGAATGCAGGCCTTCCCGGTCAAAGTCGGGGTCGAGGCCGGCGGCGAGGTTGCGCTCGCGACGGGCCTGATCTGCCGGAGAATTGTCTTCCTCGTCGGCGCTCCCGTGAATAGTCTTCAGCATGGCGACATGGCCGTCGAAGGCGCAGGTGATCTCCGCCGGGGTCGCGCTCCACGCGGTGTCCGGGGTCCAGCCAAGCCAGCCTGTCGCGATCTGGAACAGTTCGGCGAAGTAGTCGGGCCAGGGCATCGTCTTGGCGCTGGGGTTGCGGGGTTTGGCGCTGGTGGTGGGCGAGGGCATCAGGGCCGCGCAGAGACTCGCCAGCGGCCCGTGGGTGGCCTCGGCGAGGGTGCGCAGGGGTTGGTTCGCCATGTGGCTCAGGAAGGCCTCAGCGGCGCTCCTGTCGGTGGCGGCGATCAGGATCACTTGCCGGATCGTGCTCGTGTCGAAGGTGTCGATCC